GACGGATAGCATAATGCATGCCGTTGCCCACCACAATAGAATTACCAGTTGTGGTGTTCGTTCCTCCGGTGTCACGCATGGGTCGTTTGCTACGATCAATTGTCGCACGGTCAACTTTATCTCGACCAACCAGAACATAGGCGGCACGAGAACATTCTTCAAAGCGTGCAATGATGTGATCTGGTTGTCCCAAGGCCTTCATGAAACAAAATTCATTGTTCAAAGGACCTTGTTGAACCGTCTGATCACACATGCTAAGGTCTATTTCAATGTAGACCACGGCAAAGAATTCGTCAACATAGATGATGAGACCATCATCACCAGCAACAATGATGTACGCAGTGTTGTTGTGGAGGAAAGTTTCAATGTTCCGGTGAATTTCACTAAACCAAAGAGACAATTCTTCATCAGACATACCACTGGCAAACACCATTTGGACTCCGTAGGACGATGCGCAATATTGGCCGCGAAAACAACCATCTTTGTCAATCGTCACAGCTCGCTCGGCTGACACATAGTGTCGAGACCAACCCACTTGAAGATGTACAGGTTCAGCTTGCCACGACCAGGCTTCTTTCAAGCGCTGCTGTAGCACGTACTGATAAGGTCCAAGTACACAAGCAACAATAGGGTTCACGTTCGCGATAGCACGGGGTTTCAATTGAGGGGTTCCATCTTCTTCCAATCGGTAGAGAGTTTCATCTTTCTTCACCATGATCTTTATTCCCTTCAAAGCTCGATCAACAGCTGCTTCGCCTTGCTGTTCATAAACTTTGCGGGCTTCAATCATGCGGTGACGTTTCTTGGGATCCAAATGCTCGAGCCACTCCTCAAATTCCAACGGTACGATCGGATCGTAGACATACTGAGGGCAATTATGGTAAATGGAAGCCAACCACCAGTGATAAGAATCGCGATACCACTTTGCTTGTGGATGCTTTTCGAATGACCAGTAGGGTCCTGTAAATCCAAAATGCACAGAGTCTGCCAACAATCGTTTCGGATGGGGCATGATGAGGTTACGCCAAGAAACTTGACGAAGCGCTTTCTTCCAATGTTCAGCTTGCACCAGGGGTTCCATCGGTGCAGCCGCAAGAATTCTGACCTGTGCCACCGCCAAAAGGTTAGCATCAGAACACCTGGGAGAATAACCAGGAATTTGATGCGGCAAGAACCAAAAGACAGTAGTACGCGGGTCGGGATATTCTTCGCGTGAAATTTGGGCTTTGGGCAGCTCACCTCTCAACGTGAGAAACTCGCACTGTTCCGGGATGGGACAATATGCATCTTGAGTTGGAACCTCAGATTGAGAGGGGTCGAAGCGTGTGACACGAGGAATGGGATTAGGATTGACTGCAGGCCGATCCTCCCAAGCACTTGTGAAGAAGGTGCGTTTAAACTCATCCCAAGGTGTGGGAGAGGGCAC